TTAAAAATTAAGGTAATTAGCCAGTTTTTCAGTGGCTTCGTTTTTTTGCTTGGCAGTAACTGCGGTGTAAATATCTAAAGTCGTGCGATAGCTTGAATGTCCTAACTGGTCTTGTACTGACTTGATGGAAGCATGGGCTTCAAATGCAAGTGTCGCATAAGTGTGGCGGAATGCGTGAACTGTGACATGCTTCAAGTCATATTTAGTTAGAGTATGTTCAAGCCATTTACGTGGCTTAGATGGTTGAAACATTTCGTTATTTTCATTGGCAAACACATAGTGGTTACCCTGATTAATGTTGAATCCGAAACGTAGTAGCCATTCTTTTTGATCAACTTGCCAGCGTTGCAATATTTTGACCGTAGTGGGATCTAAATACACCGTCCGATTGCTACGCGCTGTCTTAGGCGCTTGTACTAGCAGACGGGCACCATCACCACGGGATTGTGTTTTATTAACCCGTATAGTGTGATTGCCAAAATCAATGTCAGACCATTCCAAGCAAAGCATTTCAGATTTTCTCATACCGGTAAAAGCCGCTAAACGGAAGAACACACTGGCTTGCGGTGTATTGTCATCATCATTCAGACACTCAAAGAAGTGTTGTAATTCAGCCTTATCAAAGTAATTTTCTAAGTTTTTGCGTGAACGATCATTTTTATTTACTGGTACAATAATGCGCTTGGCTGGGTTCTCACTGATCAAGTCAATGTTGATGGCATAATCAAGCACCTTGGCAACGTAATTCATTAGAGTATGATACTTTACTAAGCCAGCAGTAAACCACTGATTGATGGCTTTTTGACAATCCTTAATGGATATTTTAGCAATCCGGTAATCACTAAATATTGGTAAAATATGAAGCCGGAACAGCCGTTGAGTCGTTACCCAAGTGCTTTCCTTAACTGTTTGTTTATATTGTGTGAACCACAGCTGGTAAATATCTTTAAAAATTGTATTATCGTTTTTAGTTGGTAGCCCATGATTGTAAATATCAAGTTCAAGTCTTGATAATACAATCTGGGCTTCTTTTTTTGTCTTGAATCCACGGCGTCGTGTATTTTTCTTTTTTCCCGTTAGTGGATCAACACCTAAATAAACTTGAAACTGATAACGGGTATTCCCGTCCTTATCCTGATACTTCTTGATTGTTGCCATTTATAATTTCCTCCATAACGTACCTTGAGCGGGGCAGTGTTATGTACAGAAATATGAATTGTCAGGACTTTAGCTTTTTTTCGACATATGACTGAAGAGAGCTGATCTTTGAATATATATCGTGTCGTAAAGTTTCTGATATGTTAGGCTTATCCCGATAATCAGAATTCATTTCAGACATTATCCATGACAAGTTTCTATGAACCATTTGTAACATTCCGTAGTCAGTAATGTCAGGAGTGTTTGCAATATCCTCAAATACACTTTTTAAATTCTTTTTAATCAATTCTGGCGTAAGCAGTGTTACATCCGGCTGTACCTTTAGAATTTTTTGCGTAACTTGATGGGCAATATTTTTTAATGCCATATCTCGTTTTTCTGGTAATCCTGAAGCTGACTGCTTAGTCATGCTAAAGTCTTTAAACTTTGAATTGTTGGTATGAAAGTCCAAATAGTTACTCAGATCGTCGGATAGCCAAATGTCAGAATCGTCAGATAGTAATAGCAGGTCTAACAGGTAATTGTAGATTTGTTCTGCAAAACTACCAAATAATAACATATCTACGTTTGTATTACCTAAAATAGCAATTTTTTCGAGCCTTTCCGATGATGGTAAATTTCGACCTTTTTCCCAGTTGTTCACTGCACTTTTAGGAGCACCAATTAATTTTCCAAAATTTTCCATTGTGTAATGATGGCTAAGCCTAATTTTTTTAATTCTAAGGCCAACATCTTTTTTATTTATTTCCATAATCGTTGCCTCAACACGTTTTGTATAGAAAAAGTATAGCATAAAAAGTGTCAATTGTGATTATCTATTTGCATAAAGCAAAAAAATGTGGTATAAAATTGGTATAGAAAAAGTACAGACTAGTGAACTCTGTTTCACCTAGAAGTATTGATTCTAAATTTTTATTTTTTAACAAAAGTACAGAAAAAGTACAGAAAGGATGGCCTGATATGGTAAATAGATTGCCAAGATATATGTCCATAAAGCAAGCATTGGTGTACTTCAATATAAAATCTCGTAACACATTGAAGAAAAACTACATTGCTAAGGGATTGCCAGTAGTAATTATTAGTGGCACAAAGCGTATAGATAGATTAGATGCTGACAAGTTTATGGAAAAGCATAAAATTTAATGCCTTGAGCGGGGCAGAGTGAATTTAAGGAGGTGATTTCATGATAGCAACAGCAATCTTATGGGCAATCAAGTTTATGATTGTGTCGTTTGTCGGCAACGTGGTAGTTAAGTTAATCAAGAACCCGCGTCGGTATTTTGGAATGTGAGGTCAGTCTAATGGGAAAGTATACAAAAAAGACCTACTTTACTTTGGCGAGTAGTAGGTCGAATAAAAACGTATCATGCTTTCCCTTATTTTAACACGTTAACATGATTATATGAAGGGAATTTGTAATGAAGAAAACTAAAGATTTAAATGAAATAGCGTTTGAGGCTGGATCACTCGTAACTTCAATAGATGCTTTAGATGATTTTGTCTATGAATACTTTGTTAATAACAATATAGATTATTCTGAAAAATTGAGTGGACTAATCACTGTCATAAAACAATATGCAGAAAATCACTATACAGATATTGATGATCTTAATGTGTTTGGCGGTGTTGAAAAATGAAAGAGTTCGCAACGCTTGATAAAGCCATTGAGCTGGCCCAACAAGGCTATGCGGTTTACCCACTAATTGAGAATACGAAGAAGCCACCTAAAGGGGTGGCGGGCTACCAAGCCGCAACTAGTGACCAGAATACCATTTTTGCATGGTTCAAAAATCAACCGACTTACAACTTAGGCTTGCGGCTAGATTTATCGGATTTATTAGTTGTTGACATTGATATGCACGAGCCAACTAAAAACGGTCGGACTAGCTTGGTACAACTATTTAAGCAAGGGCTGACATTGCCGAATGATACCTACATTGAACGGACGGCTAACGGCGGCGTACATTACTTTTTGAAATACGCGGGTGCTAAGGTTCGCAAAATTGACGTTTGGCCCGGGATTGACTTGTTAAGTGACTTCACGGTGATTGCACCAAGTGAAATTAATGGTAAACAATATAAACCTTTAGATGGCCGAACATTGGCTGATATTAAGCCAGCTCCTCAATGGTTAGTCGATAAGTTGGCGGGCCAAAAAGTGAACTGGCCGTCAGAACGCGCCTATACCACACGCCAAAAGAAGTATACCGGTCGCTTGTTAGATGAAATGGTAACCGGGACAACCCAAGGTAATCGCAATGCTTGGTTAACTAAAATTGCCGGTCGTATGTTTGGCGTCGGTGCTGATCCCAAGACAGTCTATAACATGCTGTCAGTGATCAATGATTCGTTCGTTGATCCGGCACTACCAAGCAAGGAAGTTAATGTGATTTTTCAATCCATTTTAAAACGAGAGAGTAAGGGGGTCCATTAATGGGTAAAGCAATGGATTTACCAGCAGAGACCCAAGAAGCGGCCAACAATGTTATCAAAATGCAACGTGACGCTGATTGGCAGAATGATTTCAAAAAGAATTCGGACGATGGAATCAAAACACAGTCTCTTTACAATATCCGCTTAATTATGGAACATGATGAAATGCTGAAAGGGCTAGTTGCCTTTGACGAGTTCTCGGAACAAATTGTTAAGACACCACAAGCAGAAAATTCACCGTTCAAAAAAGGTTTTTGGAATGATGGTGATGACACGTTATTGAGAAGTTATATTGAAGATCATTACAACTTGTTATTCAGCAAGGAGAACATTACCGACGCGGTAGTTACAGAGGCACGCCGCAGGACAATCAATCCGGTTAAGGCTCGTATTGAGGCAGTAGAATGGGACGGCCAACCACGCGCTGAACGTTATTTCATTGATTACTTAGGTGCCGAAGATAATCACTACACCCGCACCATCACTAAGAAATGGCTAACTGGTCTTATTGCCCGGGCCTATGTTCCCGGAGTTAAGTTTGAAATTGTTCCTATCTTAGAGGGAAGCCAAGGACTTGGCAAGAGTACGGCTGGTAAGAATCTATACCCGGATAAATTCAATGATTCGTTGAAAGGAATGGGTAAGCAAAAAGACGATTATCAACAATTACAAGGTAGTTGGATTATTGAAATTGCCGAGCTTTCCGCCATGAAGAAAACGGACATTGAGGGAATTAAAAATTTTATTAGTGCACAATCTGACACGTATCGGAATAGTTACGGCCGCTATGCGTTGCCACACCCGCGTAAATGCGTATTTATTGGCACAACTAACCAGACCGACTATTTAAAGGACGCGACCGGTGAACGGCGCTTCTATCCAATTAAATGTGGGGTCAACAAGGCCAAATTAGATGTATGGCACCCGGACGAGAATTACATTCTTCAAGTATTGGCGGAAGCCATGTACTGGTTTAGGAATGGCGAACTGCTATATCTGGATCAGGCCACTATGAAAGAGGCTAAGGCGTATCAGATGGCTGCGGAAGCTGTTGACCCTATGCGAGATGCTATCGAAGCGTTTTTAGCAATGGAAGTTCCCACAGATTGGGAAAACATGAGTACCGGCTTAAAACAAAGCTATGTCAGTGACTACGGCCATCATTCTAAGTGGCTACAAGATCAAGTTAGTAATGAACGGAAACTACTCAATCAAACAACAACTCTGGAAATTATGGAAGTTGTCTTCCATAAAACAGTTGATCGTTATTTAACCGGGCGAACAAACTCGGAAGCTAAACGAATCAAGTTATTAATGGACAATATGGACGGCTGGGAAGCTAAAAGAATTAGAATGAATGGCAAGTTTCCACATGGATATGTTCGCGTACAATGATCGAAAATGCTAAGTGTACCACGTTGTACCACCAAATGTACCACGTCAAGGCACTTAAAAGTACTGTTATATCAACGATTGTCCGCGTGTACCACGTGTACCACGTTAAAAAAAACATTTCCAAGTACAGGAGGAAAAGGAAAAAATGAAAGTAATTTATCCAAGTTTTGAATAATCCTTTAAGCGATGAAGAACAACGCAAAAATGCGTACAAGATGTTGGAACAATTAGATGATTAATATATAGAAAGGATCTAACTATAATGATTAAAACAAAAACGATTATGCGGATGTCTGTACAAGATTTAGACCGAGCAATTAACATAGAATTAGCCAACCGGATTGATAGTGACAATGTCATTGACATTAAGTTTTCAAGTAACGCGTTTGGGGCAGACCTAGATTCTTCTTCTGCAGAATATTGCGCCATGATTATTTACAAGTGAGGTTAGTTAATGAAGAACTATAATCTAAGCCGCCTGAATAAGCGGGTACAGTTTGGCACTATCAAGTCTGTTCAGAACCCAATAAACGGCACAACTAAAGAACAATTTGATCCCTTATTTACAGTCTGGTGTGGTGAGTACACGTTAACGGTCAGTAATACCATCAGCCTTACTGGTACAACTGCGACAACTAACCAGCTAATTACGGTGCGCCATGATGAACGTATTACCACAGCACTACGAGCGTTGCTAGATGGTGTTGAGTATAAGGTTGCTGGTGTCAGCATTGATAGCGAATTGAATGCTTATGACGTGGTCACACTAACTCAGGTCAACGGTCATGGCTAAGCCAATGAAGCAATGTGAGCACCCGGGTTGTCGGACGCTAGTTGCCTATGACACACGCTACTGCGAGAAGCATCGCAAGTCTACTAACAAATGGCGGTATCATAAACGCATGTACAATTCTGACGAGAGCAAGTATCAACAGTTCTACAAGTCGTCAGCATGGCGCAAGTTATCCCGGCGGTTCCTTGAAAGCAATCCGGTATGTGTACAGTGCTACCAAGATGGTGTGATCCGTAAAGCCGATGTGGTCGATCACGTTATTGAAATCAAAGACGATTGGTCACGTCGCTTAGATGAAAGTAACCTACAACCATTGTGTTACCGACATCATAACCGGAAGACCAGGGAAACTAAAGAAAAACGCCAGAAAAAGGGCCATGATGAAACGGCCAACAAATGTTGATATAATAATGCTGATTAGCTTTAAGCAGTGGTTGCGATTATATAGTGTATTCGCAAGTAAGTGCCGTGCTGAAAGGTGCGGCGCTTTTTAGTTGAGCGGAGTTTTCCGCTGAGTGAACACAACTGCCTAAGTTAAACTTAGGTAGTAGATCTGCGCAATACTGCGCTGGACTTTTAGCCGAGTTACTGAGTCGAAATTTTCGACCGAGTGAATAATTTAAAACATCATAACAGCCTAGAAACTTTGATATGGGGGGCTATGGTCGACCCGAAAGGAGCGGACAGCATACTTTTGTGTTTATAAAAGTCCCTTTTGAACTTTGATTTTTTGCTGATTTTGCTGGATTGTGAAATATCACTACTAATAATGCGAAATTTAAACAAATAGCCAGTCAGAGGGTGACGTGTAAATATATACATGTTATTAATTGCACTTTTTGGAAATATGTGCGATAATATAGATATAATAAACGAATTCTGGATATATGTATCAATCAGCCGCTATGGGTCTAACCCGTGGGGGCTTTTTGGTACGTAAATTTAAACGAAAGGAGTGCTCCGAATGAGCCAAAAAGTAAAAGCCTTAGCCAGTATGAAGAAACATTTAACCAATGATGAGCGTGATCAACGTAAAGACGCTGAAAAAGCGTTATTTGATTATCCGGTGCTTGATTTAACCCCGCCAGATTGGTTACATGATCGGGCCTTAACTGAATGGCAACGGGTGGCGCCTTATTTAAAGGCCAATACCCCAATTAGTGAACTTGACCGGGCCATGTTAGCCAGTTATTGCCGCGCTTATGCTACGGTACAGACTTGTGAGAATGATATTCGTAAAAATGGACTAGTACAGACTAATCAAGAGACTGGTTCCCGTAAACCGAACCCTTACGTGGCCTTGCAGTCACAAGCGATGAAAGATTTAAAAGCCTTAGCCAATGATTTAGGTATGTCGCTATCGAGCCGGGCCCGCATGGAATTAAACAAGCAGAAAGATAATACACCCGAAGATACTTTCGAGGCGATGTTGTCATGATTGAATACGTTGATCAAGTCTTGTCAGGTCAAGTGTTGGCTGGTCAAAAGATTAAATGGGCGTGTGAGCGATTTAAACGCGATTTAAGCCGTTCTAAAGACGACAGCTTCCCGTTCTACTATGATGAAGACAAAGCGGCACAAGCGGTTAAATTCATCGAATTAATGCCGAAGACTGACGGTAGCCAACTCACCATGCAACCCTTTCAAAAATGGATTATTAGTGAGCTGTATGGTTGGCGTGAAAAAACTACTGGTAACCGCCGTTATGATCGGGCGTTCATTAGCATGGCACGGAAGAACGGCAAAACCTATCTGGCTTCTGGTATGGCCGCTAATGGCCTTTTAAGAGAACGTCAGCCTGCTCGTAACCGACAGGTATTATTCGTCAGCAACGCCCTTAAACAAGCTAAATTGGGCTATGACATGTTATCAAGTGGTTTACGGCAAGTCCGCAAGCAATCGAAGTACATGCGGCAACGCATTAAGGTGCAGAAACAAGCCATTACCGACCTAGAAACTGATTCGCAAGCCTTAGCCCTTGCCAGTGATACCAGTACGCTTGATGGTTATGCCGGGACTACCGTTATTTTAGATGAATGGCATGAAGCTAAAGACCGCAAGGTGTACAACGTCTTAAAGTCCGGACAAGCACAAGAGGATAATTCCCTGCTGGCAGTGATTTCCACCTCGGGCCTTAACCTCAATGTCCCAATGCACGCCGAGTATGACATGCTGACGGACGTTTTAAAGGGTAAAACCGAAGCCGATCGTTACTTTGTAGCAATATGGGAACTGGACGACCGCGAAGAAGTTTACGATCAAGCCAATTGGATCAAGGCCAACCCGTTATTCGGTGAACCACACGTTAAACAACGCATGACGGAAAAGATTCAGGCCGACGTTGACCTTGCCATTAAGCAAAACAACCTAATCCCGGTACTGGTTAAGAACTTCAATATGTGGTTGCAAGCCAGCGAGGACAGCTATATTTCAGCAGACGATTGGGCCGCTGGTAAATTGGCAAAGGTACCCGACTTACATAATCGTGACGCTTATATTGGCATTGATTTATCAAAAAGTAATGATTTGACCGCGGTTAGTTGGTTGATACCGATTGGCAACGGTCAGTTTTATTGTGATAGTCATTCGTTTGTGGGCACTAAGTACGGCCTCGATTCTAAGATTAAACGTGATGGGATTGATTATCGATCAATGGAGCGGGCGGGTGAGTGTAGTATTACTCGATTGGATAGCGGCATTATTGATTATGATGATCTATTTGACTTTGTACAAAAACTAGTCGGAAAATACAACTGGAAAGTGAAAGCTGTCGCTTATGACCCGTATAATGCGCAAACGTTAATTACAAAATTCGAGAAATTAAGCTACCCACTGTTTGAAGTGCGACAAGGCACCAAGACTTTGAATATTCCAACTCGTAATTTTCGTGATCAGCTTTACGATGACAAGATTAGACATAACGGCAACAAGATTCTCGCTTATGCGGTCAATAACGCCATCTTGAAAGTATTAAACAATGGTTGGCAACTGGATAAAGCCCGCAATAGTAACCGGATTGACCCGATAGCGGCGTTGATTAACGCGTTTGTAGCGGGTATGGACTATTACCAAGAAAGTGAGGATCAACAACATGCAGAAGATTACTACAAAACAGCGACTGCGGCAGATCTGTTCTGATTATGTACAAACGATCTTGTTAGTGATTGGCTTAATCTGCTTAGTAATTGGTTTTGGTTGCTGGATCAGTTGGCAAGCGGGGTTAATATTGGCTGGTATAGCCATGATTCTGCTGGCCTTGCTAATTAATTATGAAAAGCAAAGAGGTGATTAAATGAGTTTCTTCGTTAAAAGCAGTACCACCAGTGGCACGCATGATCCGGTGGCCGACGCCTTGGTTAGTTTATCAAGTAACGACCCGTATACGTTTGTGAGTGCGGCGGTGTTGCGTAATAGTGACATTTACGCGGCGATTAATATTATTGCGAGCGATATTGCCAGCAATCCGATTATGTGTGATACGGCGATCTTTAATACAATGATTAATCAGGCCCCCAATAGTCAGATGGACGGCTACCATTTTAAATATGCGTTGGCGGCTAACCTGTTACTCAATGGCAATAGTTTTGCCGAGATTTTGCCTAATCATACGTTGAAATTGATTGCCAATAACCAATTGACGGTTGAACAAGATGACGTCAGTGGGGCGTTGACCTACACCTATACCCCGATTGGCGGTAACAGTCGTCAGATCGCGCCTAACAACATTTTACATTTTAAATATTTCACCAAAGACGGTGTATCGGGAATTAGTCCCCTATATGCCCTCAAAGATGAACGCCAGATTCAGTCGGCCGGCAATAAATTGCTAACCGGCTTTTTTACTGCTGGTGTGCACGGCACCACGATTATTAAAGTCCATCAATCTGATTTAGGGCCGGAAGCTAAGGGCAATATTCGCAACCAGTTTGATGAAGCCAATACGGGTGACAACGCGATCAACACGATTGTGACTGACGATACGATGGACATTAGCAACTTATCCTTAAATACCGATGTATTAAAGCTGGTCAATTCGAATGACTGGACGACCCGACAAATTGCTAAAGCCTTTGGCTTACCACCGGAGCGCTTAGGGGTTGAAAACGATCATTCTAACCAAGAGCAAAGTGGCGTGCAGTATCTTCAAGGCACGTTGCAACATTACTTTGACAGCTTTACCAGTGAGCTATCATTCAAGCTTGGCCATGACTTCACGTTTAATACGGACAAGTTATTGAGCCTTGACCCGCAAACCCAGCAAGCCCAAGCCGTGGCCGGCTATACGGGCGGTATTATGAGCCGCAATGAAGCGCGGGCCAAGATTGGCTTACCGCCAACTGACGATGGCGATATTTTCCTAAACTTACAAAAGAATGGAGTGAATACGAGTGAAGAATAAGCAACGATTTACCTTGGCAGCTGAACTGAAAGCCGAAAAACGCGACGCCGTCCCAACCGAACCCGAAAATCAGGATCAGTCTAACCCCGGTGAACCAGCCACACAAGCCCAACAAGTTGACGGCAAGCCGATTATTTCTGGTTATGCCGTGGTGTTTAATAGTCCATCATTGAAAATGAGTACGAATGATGGCACCGAATTTGTTGAAATGATTGATCCCGCCGCCCTTGATGGCTTGGACTTATCAAAATTAGTGCTATTGAATAGTCATAATTGGGCGCAACCGTTAGCCCGGGCCGACAACGGCACCCTCACCACGAGCGTTGATGATACGGGTTTAAAGTTTACGGCGGAGCTAGACCCTAGCGTTAGTTATGCGATGGATACGTATAACAATATTAAAAATGGGGTAATCGGTGGGTGCTCGTTTACCTTTGATTTAGACAATGGCGATGATACTTGGACGCAAGATACTGCGAGTGGTCAAGTGACCCGGACGGTTAATCATATCAAAGACTTATACGAATTAACGACTACGGCTATTCCAAGTTATGGACAGTCGAGTGTTCAGCAAGTGATTCAAATTGAAAGTCGTAGTTACGAAAAATTTATCAATCAAGCAAAGGAGCCTGACAACATGGCAAAACAAACAATTATTGATCCCAATAACAATGACAATGGTAACGAAAACAAAACTGGTATTCCAGCATTTGAACAATTTGTCCGGACACACGGGGAAACTCGGGACGGTTTGAAGACTGACGGTGCTAGTGCGGTTATTCCTAAGGAAATGATTACCCCCGTTTTCCAATTAAAGCAATCCAATTACAACCTTGCCCAATATGCGACGGTTAAGCAAGTTTCTAGTGGTTCCGGGACTTACCCAATTGCCACCAGTCAACAATCTGCAGTACTGGCCACCAAGGACGAACTAGCGGACATTGCCGACGTTGACGCGAACATGTTTACGGAAGTACCGTTTGATGTGAAGACCCGGGCGGGTAAGATTGCCTTATCTAACGAAGTAGTCGAAGACGCCGAAGTGGATATTGTCAGTGAAGTTAAAACACAATTGCAACAACTGGTTGATAACACGGACAACACGCAGATTATGGGCCTGTTAACCGGTAGCAACTTTACTAAAGCAACGGCCGCAAATATTGATGATCTTAAAAAGATTTTCAACGTGACGTTAGATCCCGCTTTAAGCAAAATGTGGTTAGTCAACCAATCCGGGTTCAATTACCTTGATACGCTCAAAGATTCCGAGGGTCGTTATTTATTACAACCTAATCCAACGGCGCCCAGTGGTTTTACCTTGTTAGGGGCACCAGTCGTCATGATTAGTGATAAGTTGCTGGCTAACAACGCGGACGGGACGTTCCCGATGGTTGCGGGGGACTTATCACAAGCCGTGGCTGTTTTCCGGCGTAACCAAGTAACCGCCCAATGGGACAAGTTCGACCAGTTCAGCCAAGGGCTTTCCGTCATTGTGCGGAATGATTATGAAGTGATTGATAAGACTGCTGTAATCAATGTGGCATTAGGAACTGCAACTGCTGGTAAATAGGAAGACAAAATGAGTGGGATTTCAAGCGACAAGTGATAGTATGATGATAATACTTATCAGATTTTAATAGAACGTGCAGCTATAATTTTAGGAGTGATTTCATGAAGAATACATTTATCCTTGCATACAGTGGTATTATCATCACGTATGTATTCGCCGCATATGTTGCTTTTAAAGTGTGTGAGGTAATCTATTATGCTATGACTTGGTAATAAAAAGACCGTGACTTTAAGGTCACGGCCTTTTATGATAAATATGTGTTTTGGAAACTGCTCGGGCTGGGATCGAACCAGCGACCTCTTGATTAACAGTCAATTATTCTACCGCTGAACTACCGAGCAATGAGTACTCTATATTTATACCATATAGTTTTATGATAGTAAAGTTAAATTTATGAGGAAGTGATTAGTTGTCAGTGACTGTAGACGACATTAAACTAAGCTTGCGAATTGATGTTACCGAAGATGATCCAATGATTCAAAGCTATTTAGACGCTGCCAAGGACTATGTGCAGACGGCTGTTAGCAAGAATGAAGATTTGACCGGCTATAAACAGTACGACTTTGCCGTGTCCTTGCTGACACAATTCTGGTATCAAAACCGAGTAACCGATATGATAAAGACACCGTATCAAGTTGTCAGCATGATTCAACAATTGCGCGGAAAAGTTGCCAACTAGATTTGACATACTAATTAATTGGCACTAAGATTAAAGCGTATCACGTTCCAATATTGCTTTCCCGCATATATGGAAATGTTTTTACCCTAAACGAGAGGCTCTCCCCAGAGCCTCTTTTTAATACATATATCTGGAATTAGAAAGTGTGATTCCAATGCGCCAAGATGTTAAGAAAATTCGTAATTTATTAAAGCAATATGCCAAATTAAAGCGCGACTTGACTGCTTTTAACCAAGTTTCTAGTCCCTCGTTCGATGGAGTATCAAGCCATAGCAGCCGAAACGGCGCTGAAAGCTGCCTGATAAACCATGTTGACTTGTCTTTCCAGCTAAAAGAAGTCGAAGACGCCCTCAATGCAATTGAGGATCCACAATATCAATTTATTTTACATGATTACATTATTGAGAAACGTTTCACCCGCAACGAAGCTTGCAATCATTTATCGGTTAGTGCCAGTAAATTCAATTACTTAAAGAACATGGCTTTATTAACATTTAAGCGAAGTTACAGATGAATTCCTTATTAGCTTGTAACCCTGGGTAAGTTTTAAAATTAAAAAGATAGACAATTGGCTTGGCCTATTCTGAGACTACCTCTATAATTTGGTTTAATTTTTCTAAAGATTCCTCATTCATTTCGCTTTCGTGTTCTTCTATTATTTTTTTAGCCAATGGTATTAATTCTTCATAAAGGCCCTTGTCTACTAAATTGTAGATTTGTTTTTTTGAATTATCAAAAGCTTTATGGTGTGAGCTATCAATATCTCCTTTAGATGGGTCAAGGTTAATTTCAAGAAGCAACTTATAAATAAGATTTCTTTCTATTTTATTCATTTCATAGTCTACATTAGCTTTTTTTATTTTTGATGAAGTTTCTTTTAGTTTCTTGTAAAGATTTAAATAATCGTCAGCTGTCATTCCCCCACTGAAAGCAGCTGTGTTATCAAGACCAATTGAGCGTAAAATACTGGTATATACACTGGTAATTTGGCTATCGAGTTCTTTTAATTCAGTTATTTTATCAGTGACTTTCTTTATAGTTAATCCATTTGTTGTCAATGATAATGTAGAAATGCGTTCGAAATTAAATAGAGCGAAAAAAGCAGCAAACAAAATAACTGATGATATGCTGTAGCTTACTCCACGAAAATATAAAAACGAGAGAGAAATTATGAAGCCAGCAAAATTATATGTAAAGCACAGTGTTTTATACATTATTATTCCTTCTTATATTTTTATTGTGTATTAATTACAGAAATAAACTGCTAACCAAGAATGGCTAGCAGTTACTGCCCCGCGCAAGTATTGAATCATCGAAAACAGTGGCTTTTTTATATTTTGGCTGTCCTTTTGGCTGACTTTTAGTGAAAAGAGATGACAATTAACGATAACCTAAAGTAATAAAAAAGCTGTGCTCATTGTGTTTTTGACAACCAATGATAACAGCTGATAACGAATATTGGGTATACTGGGCTCGAACCAGTAAATTACGGATTCAGAGTCCGCTGCCTTACCAATTTGGCGAATACCCAATAACAACTATTTAATAGTAACTTTTCCAGCAAATACTGTCAAGACTTTGCTGAAACTTTGTGTCTATTTTTTGCATTTTTGCTTGAATATCGTATCAGTTGGTGGCTAAACTAGTTAAATGGAAGGTGAGTGTATGTCGAAGTCAGAATTAGATCATTTATTCGATCATCTGCGACAACAATTGATCGTATGGGCGGTCACGGCCATCGGATTAGCAGTTATGCGCAGCTTTTTGTTACCCCAATTATTGACTTTCGTTTTTTGGTGTAGTGTGGCCTACTGTTTGCTCTTATTCGTTGGTTTAGTTGTTGTGACGATTTTTAGGTGGCAAAAATCTTAATTATATTTGACAAGCCGCTTATCATTCGGTAAGATAATAAATGAATTTGTGCCCGCTGGTCAAATTGGTTAAGACGTCGCCCTCTCAAGGCGGAGTTACGGGTTCGATCCCCGTGCGGGTGATAAGTCGACGTCGGTAGATAAAAAGAGAAGCGTCATAATGCTGGTATATCAGCATTATGACGCTTCTCTTTTGCTAATTGGTATCAAATTAAAACCCCAATTTTGCGTTTTGGCTGTTGTGATCACAACAGCACTGTTAAGCGCTCATAAAAAAGGGTTTTGGGATCGTGTCACAAGTAAGGGTCCTATGAATTAATTATTACTCGTTAATAGTGTCTGAAAGGCCGTTAGCGACATTCCAGGTACGACCCGTTGTCGAGTGAGATTGTATGGGTTCTGTGTGCTGGTGGCGATGCCAGGTGCCGTTGATAGGGCATACTGATAGCCAGCCTGTTTATCGGCTTTAATGGTCTGCTGATTAGCACGGCCGGCTGGGTAACAAATAACTTGTGTGTTCTGTTGTAAATTATGATCGAGCCATTTTTTGGAACTTGATAATTCCGTAAGTTGAACCTGGTAAGTTAAATTATTTAAATCCAGATGGCGAACGGTGTGACTTTGAAAATCAATATTACCGGATGCTTGCATCCGCTTAGCATCAGCTAAAGTTAAGTGGTTTTTCTTATGGGTAAAGCCGGTAATAAAATTAATGGTGGCGTGTTGGTGCGTCTGTTTCAAAATTGGCCAAGCTGCTGTCATGTTATCTTTATAGCTATCGTCGAGTGTGATCCAGACAATCTTCTTTTGTGGAATTCGCCGATGTTTGAGCGCGTATACGGCTTCATTGGCAGTCAGCGTTCGGTAGCCGTGTGCCTTTAGATAAGTCATTTCAGTTTGAAATTCTTTGGCGGGGACACGTAACTGGTTCCCGCTAGAAATACTGTGATACATCAAAATAGGCAAGTGAACATCTTTGACGGTATGCCAATGTTGATAAGGCCGTGCTTGTGCTTGGTGTTTAGCCGAGCTGTGAACGCTTTTAGCGCTAGTCTTAGATGATTGACTGCTGGCTTGTTTAGTTGCCGGTGAAGCCGCCTGACAGCCTGCTAACAGGCCGAGCGCGACGCCGAGACCTAATACAAAGTTGATACCCCGCATGTGCAT